TTAAGTTTTCTTTGCTTTCATTATCTAAAACAACAGCCGAATATAATAGTTTTTCCATTATGCCGCCACCTTATCGAATGCTTCGATTGCTTGCATTTGGTCAACTATAAAAGCACCTTCCTGACGTTTGTTTTTGTTTCCCTTTAATTTCAAGCCACAAATTTTATTAAACGAATTGACATTTACTAAATCACTTTTATCTCCGTCTATAATTTCACGACCTAAAAAGTATTTACCAATAGGGACATTACCCCGAAATACTACAGCAATTGGGAAGCCCGTTTTTAATGCTTCCTTAACTTGCGCCTGATATTGTGGAGTCCCTGAATAGCTGAAGATTTTTTTATAATTATCTAAGCCAGTGTTTAGGGTTTTAACTCTTTTCGTGTAGTCATACCAAAAAGCGTTTGGAAACTCTTGCGGTATGCCTTCCTTAATCCAGTCTATATCGCTAATGGTATTTAATCGAAATGCTGCTTTAAAACCTTGCTTTTCAGTTTTACTTATAAAGGCTTCGATTTCCCGTTTCAGCTTTTCGAGAAACTTAGGCTTTTCGTTCATAAACATATCAGTTTTATATTTACGGGCTTCATTAACGGATTTGAACATTTCCGAAAATCCAGAATCCTTTAAACATAACCGCATACAGTCAGCGGCCTTTGCCCCTGCACAAATTATATCATTCGGAAATAGGCTTAAACTTGCAATTTTAAATTCTGTTCCGTTTTGGCTCTTTGCTATTTTCGAGTTAGTGCCGCCAGTGTTCAATAGTTTTACATTCTTCATTTTGGTTAATCCTTTTTCAGTTTAGTTTTTTTGATTCGCTTTGTTAATGGTGGTCAATCCATCCGAATCTATTTTAATAAATGCACTTTTAAATGCGGAGTCAAATGTTTTGTTAATTGGCTTTTTTATTTACTTTTTTGATTTTATTTAGTTTTTTACTAAGTATTTATTTGTTGATTAACTATTTTGTAACGTTATACTATATGTCTATAAATAATAATTGACGTGCGAGTAAAAAAAGAACAGATTGGGAACATTCAAACATGGAGAGATAATGATTCTTAGCCCTAAACAGGCCAGAGAGATCGGTGAGGCGTTGATCGATGCGTCAGAAACCGTAAGTGAAGGCCAAAACGATCATAAGATTATAGTAGTTAAAGACTCAGCAATATCCATCCAATCTGATTTATTGGTAGATGATTGGGAAACAGTAGCAACAGTCAGTACACGTTAGTATATAATACAATTGACGTGCGAGTAGTTTGATTAAGGCCCTTTTGGGGCCTTTTTCTTTAGCCCCTTTTCCCCATACTAGTTCGACTTAGCAATTAAAAAGCCCCCTGACGGGGAGGATGTCAGAGGGCTAGTAGGGAGGGCTAGGTAGAAATACTTATATGGAGCATTCCTAATTGTAAGTTTAAGTGATTCCACTATTAAATGCAAGTGTTAATATTTTTCTTGACTTTAGTTATGCCACCTAAGTATGCTGATGAATATTATAGGAGGGTAGGACGATGGTTAATAGGGTTAAATATTTACAAGAGGTGAAACAGAAAACGGGGCAAAGCAAGTGGGCATTTGCACCCCCTGAGTATTTAAAAGAACGGTTAGAGTGTAAGTTCGAGCTATATAATAGGCGTACAACAGCCGTGGATAGATGTCTGGAGATTGATCAGTTACATCAACAGTGGTTGAAGGACGATCAAATTGTAATCAGGGTTAGCTCTGCCACCGTTTTAGGTACGATTAACTATTACAAAAGCACTAATGAGTTCGTTAGGTTAGCTGCTAACAGCAAGAAGACATACGATCAGTTAGTAAGTTCACTAAAAGATGTACAGTTACGTTCTAAAAGCGGCCTATTTTTAGATATGTTGGCCTCTAACGTAACAGAGGATCATGCGGATAAATTACATGCTTTCCTGAGAGATAACATTTCAGATCACAGAGCAAGACACACAGTTAAATTCCTGAAACGTGTATGGAATGTTTGCGAAAAGAAAAAGAAGCTTAAAGGTAATCCTTGGAGACATTTGGAGTTAGATCAAGATCCGATTAGTGATGTAGTCTGGAAGGATAGCCAAGTAGATCGGTTTATCAGTACCGCAGACGATATGGGTTACCCTTCGATGGGAACACTGGCAATGCTCTGCTACGATCTGTGTCAAAGACCTGGGGATATGCGTCAGCTTACATGGGAACAGTTCGATGGCGAAAGCTTCGACTTCTATCAGGAAAAGACAGGCGTAAAGATAGAAATCGATGCAAGCCCACGTCTAATTAAACGGCTAGTGCCGCTACATAATAAATACGGTCAGCATGAAACCATTGTTCAATATGAAAAAACGAACAAGGGGTATGATAATCGAAAATATAACGAGATTGCTTCTAAAATAAGGAAGCAGTGTATGCTCCCTGAAAAGCTCAAGATGAAGTTTCTTCGGCACTCAGGGGCTACTGTTCTTGGCGAGAACGGGGCTACGGAAGATCAGATCTCCGCAGTTACAGGACACAAATCCAGACAAATGCTAAACATCTACGTCAAAAAGACTAAGCGTTTGGCTTCGTCTGCACAACAACTGAGGTTTAAGGAGAATGAACAATACCAATGAGGCAAGAAGGGCGTTTGAGAAAGAATTACAACGGCTGATCAACAAGCCACCAAGCGTCCTAACGGAAAGACTAATTGACTTAATACAGGCAATACAAACTGAACTTAGAAAGGAATGACCAAATGGATATAGCGCAGTTACCTATCAAGCTTTTAGCGCATTTAGAATACATCGGATTGCTACCAAGGCACATCGATGAAGATGGCATAGACAATATTGAAAGTGAAGAAATCGGAAAGAGCTTCTTTAGAAAGCCTAACTTTGATGCCAATGGCGAACCAGATTTTTAGGAGTTTGCTATGCTACCACCTTGCGAAAATTATGACGAATGCAGATCCTACGGGGTCTTCAAAGACGGGTATGAAGAAAAAGCTTTCTGCCCAAAATGTTACGCTCAACGAAAAGGAATAAATATCTTTGGAAACAAATCAAACTCTAAAACCGCAGTACCATCATCCATGTCGGCTGTTCGGAAAAGACTTCATAAACGCAGCGGAAGCCGCCAAGTATCACAAACTCAGCCACGGTTGGGTGGCGTACATGGTTCGTAATGGAATGAATAAGAATATTCCTTACAGTGAACGAAGGGGCAGAGGAAAACCTCGTAATGAACGTACAGAATAGACATCATATGCAAGAGGCTGCGAAAAGGAGTAAAGCCTCGCAGGAGACTAAGTTCTTCCAAGTGGGCCATGTAACTTTTGAGATTAATAACTCTGAAGAGCATGGCCTTACTTTCTCTCTCATAGCAGGGGAAGCTCTATCAGCTAAAGACCGCAAGCCACTATTCTCAGGCTTTGTGGATACAGGAATGGTTGAGGAGCTAAGAACACTTGCGTTGTATCTAAAAGAGTTACAACTGAGAGATAAGTTTGGTGGAATTTTAGATTGAAAAAAATACTATTTGACAAATAAAAATCAAATAATATAAAATAAAATAAAATCTTGAGAAAATATTGTTTATTATCAAGGAGTTGGTTGCGGGGAGAGGATTTGAACCTCTGACCTTCAGGTTATAGCCAGATTCCTTATAAATCAATAGGTTAGCAGGTGGCGGTATTAGATAAGCCCATAACTTACTGGCGTTTTATAGTATTGACTAAGTGGCGTAACTATGTAGACTAGGCTAACTGCTCTCAAGATTCCATTATAACTTTGGGATCAAATCGATGCAGTACAAAAAGATAACAGATATAAGAGTTAAGGGTGCAGAAAAAGCAAAGTCAGATAAGCTAAGAGCCTGTGGTGAATGTTGTAAGTTAATATGTCCAAAAGAAGATGTAACCATAGTTTGCTACACATATATTCCTAGTTTTTACATAGAAGGTGAAGAAGAAGACAGGGCAATGAGTTTTGAATTTTTATGCCCTGAGTGTGGGGAAAAGCATCTTGATATACCGTGAACAACTACAGTTTGTCCAAACCCTAAATATTACTGAGGGTGAAAAAAAGACAGTTGCTTGTCCTGCTTGCGGCAAGCGAAATAAATTTACCGTGGACAAATATGACGGGGTACTAGTGTGGAACTGTTACTCTGCATCCTGTTCAGTTAAGGGTAGCTTTCGAGGCTCTAGGGACATGGATGCTCTGAAGAACTATATCGGTGGTTCTCCTACTCAACGAAAGCGGAAGGTCAATCGGATGCCCGACATAACCACCGCAGTAGAGAACTATCCCCCTGCCCTCGAATACCTCGAAGCGGTCAATTCTCTTGAAGCTTACGAGCGAGGCTATATAAAGATCAGATATGCTCCAAGTTATAATAGAGTTCTTTTCTACACCCCTGATAACTTGGGGGCTGTGGGAAGGGCTTTAGATAAGCGCAAACCTAAGTGGTTTAGCTACGGGGATACCTCTAAAGGGATTGAAGTTGGCGAAGGAAGCCATGCAGTCCTTGTCGAGGATGTTCCTTCGGCATGTTCTGTCAGTCGCTTAGATGGGTATACAGGCTACGCTCTATTGGGCACAAATGTCACAGTGCCAGTTAAAAAAGCACTTAGTAAGTACAATAACGTAGCAATTGTTCTTGACAAAGATGCAAGTTCCAGGTCAGTATTTATTAGTAGGCAGTGTTCAAACATTAGTTATGTGAGATTCACTGACAAAGATTTAAAATTATTATCTGTAGTAGAGTTAAACAAAGTACTGGTATAATAATATGACTAAAAGAGTGATATACAACCATAGAAACGTAGACATTACCGAATACACTGGATGGAGAAGAAGTTTTTTCCGAAACTATATTTCTTTTCGGTGGTGGAATAAAAGATTAGTTACTCTAACGAGTGTTGGTGTTATTTATCACAGAACTATTACAAGATTTATGTTTAAATCACGCAATAAAAAATCTAACTCTAATTTACTCAATTCCTTAATATTTTGCAGTTGGGCTAATCAATTTAAGTTCATGTATTCTCATACTGCTCCACCAAGAAAAAATGATCACGGATTAGCATTGAATATAGATACGTATATAGATTACGTAGATAAATAATTACTGAGTCGAAGCTTACTAGTACCGACTTAAAACAAAAAGGAATAGTACAATTAAAGCAAGAGCAATAATCGTTATTGATTACACAATTGAAGGGGGCTTTAAAGGAGCCGCTGAAGAACAAGAGAAATTAGAAGAAGCAATAGCTGAAATCGTAAAAGATAATAAGCGTGTGGTTTTTCATCAGATAGACATGAAAGAACGTAGGGGTGATATCCCACCCGACATTTCACGGATGAAATTTAGAACTAACTGATTTCAAACAACAATTTAAAAAAGTAGCCCTAGTCTAAAGATTGGGGCTTTTTTTGTTACACTAAGTGCTTTATTATGCCACCTTATAATAATAATAGTATAGGGCGGTATTATGGAACAACAGCTAATAAAAACGCTGCTTAGTAATAGCACCTTCTTAACGAATCAGGCTAATTTAAGAAGGACGTTATTTAGCGGTGAATATGCATACATCTATGACAAGATTAAAGAAGCACATGAAAAGTATGCAAGGGATCTTACTTTAGAAGAAGTCTACAGTTTGTGGCTTATAGACAATCCTGTAGCTACTCCTGCAGAAATACATGAGATCAGGGATGTAATAGACCAACTCAAGAGAGTTGAGGCTCTTGGTGAGGATATAACTACTGACGTTATAACAAAGCTCTGGAGAGCCGATATAGGCCGTGAGATAGCCAACATTGGTATTAACATGGCTGAAGGAGACACAGGTGCGCTTTCAAGGCTGCAGAGCCTTATCGAAAGTGTTGGTGATGGTTTTGTAGTTGATGACTTTGGCGAACCTACCACCGACAATATCTATGAACTTCTGGCTGAAACAAGCAATGAGAATAAATGTAAGTTTAATATCGAAACTCTAAGCCGACACCTCTACGGCATTGGTGGCGGTGACTTCATGTTAGTCGCAGCTAGGCCTGAAACGGGCAAGTCTGCATTTGTGATTTCTTTGTGTGCATCACCTGGGGGCTTTTGTCATCAAGGATATAAAGTTGTCTATATTGGGAACGAAGAGAAAACCACACGGACAAAGCTGAGAGCTATCCAAGCTTGTTCTGGAATGACCAGAGAGCAAATAGCTGAAGATCCTGATTTAGCCATGAGCATGTACACTGGCGTTAGAGATAACTTGATCATGCATGATGCCCAAGAATGGGATTTAGATAAGATCAGTGCATACTGCGAAAGAGTGCAGCCGAATGTTCTAATACTAGATCAGGCAGACAAGATACAAATCTCTGGCAACTATAACGCAAGCCATGAGCGCATCAGGGAACTCTATCGATCTATCAGGGAACTCGCAAAGCGACATGACTGTGCCGTGATTGCCGTGAGCCAAGCTTCGGCTGAAGCAGAGGGCAAGCTGCGGATCGACTTCAGTATGCTCGAAGGATCTAAGACAGGCAAGGCCGCTGAGATCGATGTCTGTCTGGGCATTGGAAAACCATCAGGCGGTAATGATGATGAACCCAATACCACACGCCAATTATACATCAGCAAAAACAAACTAAGCGGATTTCACGGGAGTGTTATTTGCGAAATTCAACCAGAGGTAAGCAGATATGTTGAATGAGACAGACCTACAAGAATTTTACGAAGAGCAATTAAAAGAACAGCAAGAAAAGCTGCGGAGAGCAACGCAAGAAAAGGCTAAGTTATTTGAAGAGCAAATAGATCTTTTGCAGAAGCTTATCCGAAATCAAAATAAACTTTGGGGCATTGAATGAAAACACTAATACTGGACTTGGAAACGACCATACAAAGACTAAACGGAAAGATAGATAACTCACCCTTTAACCCTAAGAACAAATGCGTATCAGCCCACTTCTGTTGGCTTAGAGAGCCTGTACAGACACTGGTATTTCATCATAATGAAAAGGAAACACCTGACAGCCCTGTTACACTGGAGCAATCCCTAGAAGAAGCTAACATCTTAGTATGTCACAACGCTAAGTTTGATGTTCAGTGGCTTGTAGAAATGGGTTTTAATATCCCTGAAACTGTATATTGCACAATGATTGGTGAATACATCTTGGCTAAAGGACAGAGGCAAGAGCTATCCCTAAAAGCTACTGCAGAACGAAGGGATGTAACTAGGAAGAAGTCAGATTTAGTAGACGATCTATTTAAGTCTGGAACTGGCTTTGAAATGATGCCTTTAGATACTGTGATAGAGTATGCAGAGGCTGATGTTAAATCTTGCCAGTGCGTTTACTTGGTGCAGCAAAAGGACTTCGCAAAGCCTGAGAACACAAGCATGGCTTATATAGTAACCTTGATGAACGAAATGCTTCTGTTCTTGGTAGAGCTTGAAAAAAACGGCATCAAAGTTGATTTAGAAAAGCTCGAAGAGATAAAGCAACAGTTTACTGAAGAGTATCAGGAAATATCAAAGCGTCTTGAAGAAATTGTAGAAGAGGTAATGGGAGATACTCCGATTAACTTAGCTTCGGGCGAGGATATGAATAAGGTGATCTACAGCCGCAGAGTTAAAGACAAGAACATACATAAGACCGTCTTTAATATTGGCCCTAACAAGTTTCCACCGTGGATGAAGAAAGCGGAGTTTACTAAAGCAGTTAGATCCACGACTGAGGTTATTCAGAAGACAGATGCAAAGGTCTGCCCTGACTGTAGAGGCAGTGGCAGGATCAGAAAGTTCAAAGTAAATGGAGAGCCATTTAAGAATACATCTCCATGTAAAACCTGTGACAGCAAAGGAGCTTTGTATATCCCTAACGGCAAGGTTGCAGGTCTGAAACTAGTGCCACAAGAGCCAGAGGATGCATCCGTTCACGGATTTAAGACTGACAAGACTACAATTAAACGATTGATCGATCAGGCTGCAGCCAAAGGGAACGACATTGCTGTTGAGTTCCTTACTAAACTGTCTCGTATGAACGCCCTATCGACATATTTAGATAGCTTCATTCAAGGTATAGAGACATGGACACGCCCTGATGGGTTGCTGCACACAAACTTCAATCAATGCATCACTAGTACAGGCAGACTGTCTTCATCTAACCCAAACTTTCAAAATCAACCCAAGCGAGGCTTCCCTGTTAGAAGTGCGGTAATTAGCAGGTTTGAAAACGGGAAAATTTTAGAGACGGATTACTCAAATCTTGAGTTCGTCATGGCAGGGGAGCTATCCCGTGACCCCCAGATCATTAAGGATGTCCTCGAAGGTAAAGATCTGCATAAGCAGACTGCTTCTATAATATACCAATGTGACCAAGAACAGGTGACTAAAGATCAACGCCAAAATTCAAAAAAATTCAGTTTTAGTCCGATTTATGGGGGAGTTGGTGGTGGGGAAGAACCCCACATCCGAAATTATTTTAAGGAGTTCTTTGGAATCTATAAAGGTTTGGGAGCCTACCATAAAAAGCTAACTGATGGCGTAATGAAGGACGGACATATCACTACATTCTCAGGCCGACAGTTTTACTGGCCCAATGAAACCAGACGAAGGAACGGACGTACAAAGCATTACACTCAGCAAGTGAACTATCCTGTGCAGTCTACAGCCACCGCTGATATCGTCCCTCTAAGCTGCATTCGAGCATTGCGAAAGTTTCGGGAGTTAAACCTCAAATCTAAGCTTGTTCTGACTGTCCACGACTCCATCGTTGTGGATACCCATCCTGACGAATTAGAACAGGTCAAAGAGGCCCTGACGTGGGCTATGGAAGGGGTCACTGAGGAAGCTACTGATCGATGGGGCTATGAATTTGCATTACCTTTAAAAATTGAGATTTCTGGTGGAAAAAATTGGATGGATCAAGTCGAATTTAGTTGACTAACGCCACCTAACTATGGCATACTATAAGTCCACTTAATAAAGATCGGGTAGTATATAAATGAATGATCTCACGACAATAGATCCTGCAGCGTTGCAGGAATTACAGGCAGAACTTGGAACAGAAATTAAAGGTGGTGGCAAAAGCTCCATCGTTAAAGTTCCAGAACTTAAAATTAATGCTAGAAGTAAGGATAAGGATACAAAAAAGCCAATTCCAGAGGGTAGTTTCTATCTTCATAATGCAGAGAAAACTGCATACGCAGAAAGCGTTACTTTCAGACCTCTTTGCTCTCACATTCAATATTTTCATTGGGAAGAAGTTGATGGGAAAAGAAAGCTAATTAATAAAAGCGTTCCAGTGATTAACAATAGTCAAGAGGCGAATGATCAACTAGGTGGGATTGCCTGTGGGATGCCCTCTTGGGAAGACCGCAAGCTGCTTGAACCTACAGAGCAAAAGCGTTGGCGAGATATGCAGCATCGGGTCACCAGAGGCTTAGTAACCTACACTGGTAAGACCGTGGACGGTGAAGAGGTTGTGTATGAGAACGAGCCAGTGATCATGTTTCACAAAAACTCTAACTACAGCGGCTTCTGGAATCAATATATGAAGCGTCTGCCCAGAGGTAAAAACCTATATGAGTATGAGGCAACTTTAACATCTGAGTATCAAGAAAACGGCTCAGTGACTTGGTACACATTTAATTATGCTGTAGATTTGGGTAACCAAATTCCTCTAACCATGCCTGTGTACCAAACGATGGAAGTTTTCTTTAACTCCATTAAGGCTGAAAAAGCTGACATTATGGATTCCTACTTCAAAGCAATTAAAGAAGGGTCTGTCGATAATGCAGCCATGAAAGCACTAGGTGACAGCCTTGAAGAAGACTTCGAGGACGCTGCAGCTTAATGCTACAACAGCAACTAGAGATGACGTTGGACAAGCTGTCTAATGACGAATTTGATGGTCTGACTATTGATGAAGCATGGATCGATGAAGCGGCTGAAGAATTTAAGGCCGCACTTCGCAAACAGCTAACTCCGCAGGAAAGAGATTTTCGGCTGCGGATGTCCAACGTTGGCAAGCCTTTGTGCCAATTGCAGCATGGAGCTATGGGTTCTGAAAAGAAACGCAAAGACTACAACTTCAAAATCCAAATGCTAATCGGTGATGCAGTAGAATGTATCACCAACATCATGCTGAAGATTGCAGGTGCAAACATTACAGGTGGTAAGAACCAAGTAGAATTAAAAATTGGTGAAACCGTTGTTAAGGGTGAGGATGATATTGAAATAGATCATAAGGTCTATGACGTAAAATCCTGCAGCCCGTGGGCGTTCGATAACAAATGGGACAAGGGATACTCTGGCTTAAAGCTTAGTGATGACTTTGGCTATGTCGGTCAGCTTACGGGTTATGCCCAAGCCCAGAACAAAGAGCTTGGTGGTTGGATCGTAGTTAATAAATCCAATGGGCGTATTGCCGTTGTTGATGCAGAAGTGTCTGAAACTGAGAAACAGATGAACCTATTTAAGATGGAGCATAATGTTGATCAGGTCACTACGGGCGCACCTCTGGATCGTCAGTTTGCTCCAATTCCAGATACGTTTCGAGGAAAGCCAACAGGATTAAAAAGGTTAACTAAATCTTGTGAGTTCTGTGACTTTATAAAGCCATGTTACCCAAAAGCTAAGTACATGCCGCACCCAAAGTCTGAAGCTAAAAACCCACCAATGTACTGGTTCATTGAGGATGATTAATGCCAATAAAAACCCAATCGGCTAAAGCCAAAGGGCGGCTACATCAGCAATGGGTGAGGGACAAAATTCTAACATTGTTTCCGAAGTTGGAACCTGATGATGTTAGATCCACTTCTATGGGTGCAGGGGGTGAGGATATTCAGTTATCCCCTGCCGCTAGAAAACTATTTCCTTATTCTGTTGAGTGCAAGTCTCTGAAGGCTTTGAGCATCTATAAGATTATGCGTCAGGCCGAAGATAACTGCCCCACAAAAGCAGAGCCAGTAGCCATCGTAAAAGCCAACAGAGAGAAGCCGTTAGCAATTATCGATGCAGAACATTTTTTTAAAATGATTGGAAAAAACAAATGAGTGAAGACGATGTCCCACAAGCATGTGGAATTTTTCTTATCCCATTGGACGGTGATAGTTTTACTATCAGACCCTTCAACAATCTACATGCAACTCTTAGCGAAGATGAGGCTGATCGATATGAAGAACTCGTATACGGGCTAATGCATATAGCATCTGAGGGATATGAGTATCTTACTTCAATAGGAAAGATAATCTTAGAAAACGAGCGCAGTGAAGAGATTGAGTTTGAGCCTGAAGACGAACTCATTGATGCAATCGCTGAATCCAAAATCATACCATTTAATAGGAAACAATAATGAGCATACCGCACGTCCATAAAAAACCCGACACCGATATGGTGAACAGCCCACCGCATTATTCCAAGAGCCGCATTGAGTGCATTGATGCTATGGCAGCTATGGCAGAGGGTACAAATGTATCATCCCATGCCAGTTACTGTTGGCAGTCTGTTTTCAAGTATCTTTGGCGATTTCCTAAAAAAGGAAAGAGCGTAGAGGATCTCGAAAAGGCTGAATATTACCTCAAGCGATTAATCAAAGAAATTAAAAAGGGGGAGCCATGAATACCCCTGGATACGAGTACTACTATGAGGATGATGAACTAATTCGTGATCCTAATACTTACCTAAATAAAACCCCACTGGAAATGGTTACGCAGTTTGCCAGAACTTATAAGCAATCCGTTAACCTTCCTTGGATGAAAGACACCCGACATGACCAACTGAGGTTAATGTTGGTGAAGGAAGAATATGCCGAAGTTCTCAGCGCAACGGACGAAGAGAACCTAATCAAAGAACTAGCAGATCTAGTCTACGTTACCTACGGCTACGCATCCACATTCGGATGGAACTTAGATGAAGCTGTCAGACGTGTCCATGCAAGCAACATGAGCAAGCTTGATATCAATGGGCAACCAATTTTCCGTGAGGACGGGAAAGTATTGAAAGGGCCAAATTACAAAGAGCCTTACCTAGAAGATTTAAAACAATAAACCCTTGGGAGCAAGAATAATGATAAAAAACGAATACGGGCCGAAACTACCAATCTCTGAAGAAATACACGCAACGAAATATAGATCTGAGGGTGAGACTTTCTACGAGGCCATGACACGGGTGGCTGACGCATTAAAAGACGATGATATACATTTTGAACAGTTTAGAACAATTTTACTCAACCAGAGATTTCTCCCTGCAGGACGGGTACAATCGGCTATGGGTGCGCCCCGTACTGTAACCCCGTATAATTGCTTTGTTAGCTCCACAATTGAGGATTCTATGGATGGCATCACCAGAGCCGTTGCAAGGGCCGCTAAGACCATGCAACTAGGTGGCGGTATAGGGTACGACTTTTCCACTTTGCGCCCTCACGGGGCCTTAATTAAGAGCTTAGACAGTAAGTCCTCTGGGCCACTAAGTTTTATGGGTATTTTTGATGCAACTTGCAAAACCATTAGCTCTGCAGGGCATCGTCGAGGCGCACAGATGGCGGTAATGCGAGTAGACCATCCTGACATCGAAAAGTTCATCAGAGCTAAGAACAATAGCACTGACCTAACTCAGTTTAATATGAGCGTTGCAGTGACAGATAAGTTCATGGAAGCAGTTAAATTAGACAACGACTTTGACCTAGTGTTCGAGGGAACAGCTTACAAAACAGTGAAAGCAAAAGCCCTGTGGGATGACATTCTCAGAAGTACATGGGATTGGGCTGAACCTGGAATACTATTTATCGATAGAATTAATCAGAAGAACAACCTGCACTACTGCGAAGAAATTTGTGCCACTAATCCCTGTGGGGAGCAGCCGCTGCCACCCAACGGGGCATGTCTACTAGGTTCATTTAATTTAACTAAGTATGTTGTTGAGCATGATGGAAAGTATGTCTTCAACATGAACATGCTGAGAAATGATATTCCTTGGGTTGTAAGAGCTATGGACAACGTTGTTGATAGAGCAACCTACCCTCTTCCTGAACAAGAAGAAGAAGCCAAAAGCAAAAGACGCATGGGCTTGGGTGTTACAGGCGTAGCCAACGCCATCGAAGCTCTAGGCTTTGACTATGGCTCAGATGATTTCATCAGGATCTTCGAGGACATCATGGCTACAATTCGGGATGAAGCTTACAAGGCTTCTATTGAGCTTGCTAAAGAAAAAGGTAAGTTTCCGCTGTTCAAGAACGACTACCTGACCAGTGGCTTTGCACTGACCTTACCTACTGATATCCGGACAGAGATTGCAAAGTATGGCATCCGTAACAGCCACCTACTGTCTGTAGCTCCAACAGGAACTATTTCCCTGTCGGCTGACAACGTAAGCTCTGGCATTGAGCCTGTGTTTAGCCTTGGCTATGACCGCACCATACAGACCTTTGATGGGCCTAAAGTCGAGAGAGTAGATGATTATGGATACCGTGAGTTTGGTACAAAAGGTAAGACCGCAGATGAGCTTTCAGTCTTCGATCATGTAAGAGTTTTAAACGTAGCAAGTCGCTATGTTGATTCAGCTTGCTCGAAGACATGTAACGTTGGTGACAATGTATCATGGGAAGATTTCAAGAAAGTATACATGGATGCTTATGAGGGGGGTAGCAGCGGCTGCACAACCTTCCGTGCATCGGGTAAGAGATACGGCATTCTCAATGCATCAGCATCTGAGGACGTTGTAGAAGAGCCTCAAGAAGAGGCCAACGCAGATTTCGTGGAAGAAGGTGGTGCTTGTTACTATGAGCCATCATCAGGACTGCGAAAATGCGAATAAAAGAGGCTAGGTTTTCCGTAATGTTATTGAGGCAGACACATGCAGGAAGACCCCTATCAAACAGGTTACACAGATTTCTTCGAAGGAAACCTAACCTGTAAATATCGCCCTCGCAGCTTCTACGCAAAGGAGTGGTTGCGAGGGTTTAACTCAGCATTCAACTACAACAGGCAAGCAAATGTACAAAGAGTTCCAGAAGAAAGATTTTCAAGAGTCAGATGGTGCAACCCGTGAAGCAGCTAAAAGCTTTTGGCATTCACTGGGGTATATTTGTACGGACAACCCTGATGAGTATGGGGTTGACCTAATAGTTGAAGGACAAAACAAGCGTTTCTACTGTGAGGTAGAGCGTAAGAAGGTATGGCATGGTGTTAAGTTTAAATACGACACCATCCACCTTCCTGTCAGAAAGGCTAAATTCCTAGATAAACCCACACAGTTCATGGTGTTCAACAATAGTCTGACCCATGCAGCCATCTTTGGGCGTAAGGTTGTTAAGGAAAGCCCTACGACTGAAGTACCAAACTATAAGATCGCTTTCGGTGAAAAGTTCTATGACGTTCCCGTATCAAAGGCGCACTTTGTTAATACAATTAATTAATTATTTTTAAGGTATTGACTAAGTGGCATTTTTATTCTACTATTATAAAGAGTTTCGGGGATTGGTTTCTTTGGATCGATGGATATGGGTAAACCCTCGTAGGCGCTAAACTTACGGGGGTTTATTTTTAGGGGTAAAAAATGTGGATTGATGCACTCATAATTGTAGCAGCGGCTGTTTTAATTTACACCGTCTGGAAAGATACAAACTAAAATAGAAAATTACTATTATTAGGTGGCTTATTAAGTGTAGTAGTTGTATACTTTGATTCGCATTAACTAATGAGGATTTTATTATGCTAAGACTAGTCGCAGTAGCTGACGTTAATTTTTCTAAAACAGGGATTACAGACCCTGCAGAAATGGAATTACATTTCAAAGAAATCTGGGACGAATTTTTAATTCATGCTGAGAAAAATTTTGATTGTAAGGTTTCTCACAATGAAGCTGCTATTTTAATGAACCGCAGGGCAAAGAAAACAGGCCCTTTAAATAAGATTGTTTTTAGAGGCAGTAGAACTCCTAAAAAGGTTCAAAAAAGCCCCGTAGCTATTGACCACAGGGTATAAAAAAGTATATAATATACTTGAAGTTGGCGGTTTGGTCACTGCCTTTTTCAGTTTAGTGACCCTAGGCTTAATTGCCTAGGGTTTTTACTTTTACGCTACTAGAATATCTTCGTTGGGATCATATCCACATGCTTCCCTAAAAGGGATTGCTGTAAAAGTGTCGAGAGTACAGACGATAAGATATTGTTGTTCTGCCTCTCTACTTTGTTTTGCTGCCTCAAGTAGAGCAATGCCAAATTCATTGGCTTTTTCTGCAGTTAATAGCATTAACTACTCCTTTATTAAGTGTTACTTCGATAGGCGTTATTGAGGTAGTTAATCTCTGCCTAACGTAATTCTGACGTAGGAAGCACCCAAAGGTCAATAAAGTAATTTGTTTAATTTAATTATTTTATACTTGACTGAAAAAACCTAATAAAATCAATGCTGCCAAAAGTTATCCACAACTACATGTTGATATTTACCAGGTCTAAAATCAATATATAGTATGGGATACTATAGGATTTATCGCATGTAAAACGAAAAAACTCCCGAATCATTTGACCCAAGAGCTTTTATTCTATTATGAATATAGGAAGGGATTAGTTACCCCTTTATTAAGTGTTATCCCCCTTGCTTCGGCTTGGGGGTTTTTCTATTGGTAGCCTAATAGCTGTTCCATTTGCTGATCAGAATTAGTTTGGAATACTGAATCTGTTTCTGTATTTATAGTTTTTACTAGACCAGAGGTAAGTGCGGTGATCATATTTTCTTGAAGTACAGGATCTAAAGGGGTTCTATTATACTTACGAGTTAGCTCAAGAAAATAATCAGGGTCTGCAAATATATTATCCATTATTCTGGTAGCTTTTTTGGCAGAATCTAACTTATCAAATGCAGCCCCTGCAAAAGATCTAATTTTAGCACCTGTACGGGTTAACGGCCCTATAAAAGTCATTATTAATCTATTAGTTGCTGTGACAGCTTCCCGATTAAATATGGTTGGTGACATCCCTTGTACTGCTTGGGCTTGCTTCTGCTTTTCTATTAATCTGGAAGTCTCAAGCAGAGTTTCTAGTGCCTCCATAATTTCAGGTTTGGTTGAAAATACTTCTCGTCCAATAGCCAAGATGTTATCAGATTCTTCTAGAGCTTTATCTACTACGGCCCCCTTTTGTGCAGCGGCTCCACCACTTTGCATTTTGGTTGATTTGATAGACCCCCTTAAATATCGTAAATACGCAGTCTCAAGGCCATCACGCACCACATCTGCACGGGCTTTCGGTAAGTCATCTAGTCTGACTAAAATATCCTGAATTGTTCCAAGACCCTCTGCTTCTTTAAATATTCTACCAAAAGCTGCTTCAGGGTTAAATGTCGTATCAAACTCTCTTCCATAAATACTACTCAAGAACTTACCAAGTTCAGACTTCTTAACATCTTTTCTTGTCTGTGTAGCAATTTCTTCAGCTTCTTTAAGGGCAAGTTCAACCTGTGCTTTATTACCTGCAGCATTCTCAACTGAAGCAATAAGCCTATTTATTTGGGCGGCACGCTCTGGAAATGCTTCGTTAAGTGATACAGCATACTGTCTAAGTCGGTCTGACATCCCTGCCAAGCTATCTGCGTTAAGACCATCTTTTCTAACTGCAGAAGCAAAGCCATTTATTACGTCTGCAATCATGTAGTCTGCAATAGGTTTAGGATCAGCAACCTCAGACAAAGCTGTTTTCATATTAATTACAGCGTCTGCATTGTTGCCTGACAAGATACCCGTGACTAAATCCCTGCTTTGCTCTGCAAATCCTGCTTGCCCTGTTCCTTTCACCATTACGGGATCATATATGTCTGCGAATTGTTGCATTGAACCGCCATCACGCCATACAGGGGCAAACTCTTTTAAATAATAATTAAATGCAGCCTTTGCAGCGTCAGATGAAGCCTCATCACCATTTTTAGCAACCCACCCAACTTGTTCATCGATGGCTTTTTTAACCTGGATTAGTCTCTTGGCTACCATGTCATCACCACGCTTATACGCTTGGCTTATGAGATCTGATATTTCAGGACGAACTTGGGTATATAGTGTTCTAAAGTCTACTCCACCTTCCACTAGTTCAGAAGCCAGATCACCCACGTCAGTAGTAGTTGATGTAGGTAGGGGTACTCCAAACGGAGGTCTTACACCTTCTTGAACAACCGTCTTGGGTTTAAGAACTGATCGGATAGTATTTATTAGATCAATACCGCTTGTTCTGCTACCGCTAGTGTCTAATAAATTTATCTCTTCGACTGCTTTATTAACGCTGTCTGCAAAACCTTTGTAATCAAACTTTGTTCCTTCAGGGATAGCATTATACAAATCATTCTTGCGCTTTGTCATATTAGTGACAGCTTCTACAAGCCCATCCCGTACTTGGTTGAATGAGGTTGTCTGCCCTACAACTATATCTGTGCCTGTAATATCCTCAAGCTTACTTAGCTGCCCACTAAGCTCTATGTCGGCACTGTTAATATCATCCACAACTTTTTGGGCCGCTACATCAAAATCGGCTACTGCAGAAGTAGCCCCTGAGTCAGCCGCACTTACAACTGTCCTGCCCTCTTCTGCCAGTTCATCCGCTGCCCGTGTAATGGCAGAAGTCTGATCTCCTGCAGTATCTCCTGCTACCTTGGCGAGGTACTCTGCTATTTGCTTTTCTAATTCTGCTTGAGAAGATTCACTAGCAACGATTGTTTTGGGCGCAGCGGCTCCACCTTTTTGCAGAAAACCTGTTAGGGTTGACCCAATCTTAGCTCTTTCAGTAGGATCTTTGGCTCCTCGTAAAAGTGCAGACAAAGTATCTAATTTTACTGTATTAGGGTCACCTGCTAAGTTAGCTATACTTGGAATAATTATTTCTTTATTCTTTTCTATAGTTTCTGCAATTTTATTTCTGATTATAGCTATTTGTTCAGGTGTTGAACTAGCATCTATATCTGCAAGGCTTTCTGTTATTTCTTCATATACTCTTCGTTCTACCGCACTTGTACTTCCCTCTGCTAATAGTGGAAGTATAGTGAACTTAGAGGCTAACTTCAAAGCAGAGATTGTAGTACCGACTACCCCCACTAAGGCACTGTTTAAAAACATACCTTCAGCTAATGTATTAAGCCTTTGTTCAAGTATTGCATCTGCTTCAGAACTACCTAAATCAACTCCTTTGAGTATGGGAAACGCTGCATTATCTCCCATAAAGATAGTACCTTCGTCTGTGCTTACTGTAGAACTTGCAGCCACTTCAGCCCCTAACAATACGCCAATGCCTCGTATGGCCTTTGGGAAATTAGTTAGTACTTGTTGGGCAGTCCCCCCACCAGTAAATGCCAAAGTAACTGCAGGGATGGCATCAGTTAATATCGCATCACCAATGCTGTCTCCTGTATCTATATTAACAACCAAAGGGTCTACAGCTTCGAGCGCACCGTCTACCCCAAGCTTTTCGGCCCCTGCAGCACCCAATTCTACCGTTGCGCCAAGGCTTTCAGCAAAACCTGCGCCAACTTTATCTAAATTACTTACTTTAGCTTTAGGGTTAAGAAATTTTTCCGCTGCCCCTGCAAGTGAAGCCTCTTCTGAAAATGGAGCCGCAACAGCTTCAATTAGAGCATCCTTTGCAGCCGTAAACATGGCAGGTCTTGGCTGAAGTATATACTCTTTCTTACCTGTGTCAGGGTCTGTGTAAGTAGCAGTTGCCCCAATTGCTACAGGGGGTTTTACATTAGGGTTCTGTAACAGGTCATTGTAGTACTGGTTTGCTTCCTCAAAGGACATACCTTCATACATCTGAGTACTAATAGCATCAGGCTTATCTTCAGCCACCGTTGGCTGTGCAGGTACATTTATTGTATTGTCAGGCTCATCAAACTGATCATATATATTTTCAGTTTTTTCTTCTGTTTCTTCGTCAAATTGATCGTAAATATTTGCCATATTTATTAATTCCCAAGTATTTTTGCAGCTTCACCTGATCCGTATTTATTATCAAACTCAGCCCTAGTGTTTGGGTTTTGTTTTAAATACTCGATTGCCTTTTGAGTTAGTAATGGCCCTGTCTTGCCCTTCGCCCAAGCAAATGCATCACCAACGCCTCTGGTCTTAGCGTAATCTTCTGCAGACTGTGTATAGCCATCGAAGAGTTTACCTGTTGGATCAAATGGGGAGAGAAGTTTAACAGATTCATCCTCTCTGAAATCCTGTATCATACCCTCTGTCTTGAGAATTACTTGGTTCATCTGACTACGGATGTTCTTGGTAAAGGTTTCGTAATCTTTACCTGAACTAATTATTGTAAGTGCGTTCGCAAAATCTTTGTTGGAAAGACCTACACCTGTTTGACCCTGTGCAGCGGCAAAAGCAAATGCTAACTTTAGCTTTTCTGCATTAAACAAAATTGCTTTTTGTGCAGCTTCATTAATTGCAGGTGCATTTTTAAAAGCTTGGTCTATTGCATCAAAAACAGATTGTGGATTTCCTGTTGCATCAAATAAATCTATTAACGCTGCAGTCTCTAAACCAACGCTTTGCATTAGTTGTGGTAGAGTTCCACCAAGTGTAGTTAGAATTGCAGGATCGCCACCCATATCAGGATTAACTAGATCATCTAATTTCTTAGCTGAAAGAAGCACAGTCTGCATTGCAGTACGCTGTTCTTTTAGAGGCTTGATCAGTGACTGATTTATCTTAATGACGTTGTCATAAAGTGCATCACTTTGTGCTAGATTAGTTACGTTCGTATTTTCTGCAGGTGTAATCTTATTAGTTGGATTACTTAAATCAATATAGGTTTTACCATCTTTTGCTAGTTTTGCAGTGGTAACTTGAAGATCACCATTTTTATCTTCGTAAGTTACTACATAATCCTCACTTTGAGGATCTATAACATCCTGTCCTAGCTCCCTATTGGCAACTAAAGCTTCAAGTTGAGTTATAACTTTTGCATCAGTACCCTTTGCAGCTATAATAGTTTGTATGGTAGAGGTTTCGACATCATCATATTTTGTAATATCAAATTCCTCTGGAAAAGAAGCTATGTAAGCTCTTGCTGCAACTTTTTCTAACAGCGTAAACCCTTCGCCCGTAGATATTTGAATTAACTCTTCTTTGGACTTACCTACTAGGTCACGCTTAAATTCTTTAAGCTTGTCTGCGGCATCTGCATTGGTTCTTGACTCAACTATTTCTTTAGCAAGATTAACTTCTTCTTGAGAATATGTGTCGAAGGTTGTCAAATTTGCGATAGATTTTAATGCGTCTGTCTTTTGGGTTACAAAACCTCGTCTAGTTTCTCGCTGAACGTCTAATTCACCTCTTGCGTCTTTAGCTAAATAAGCTTGCTCCATTTCGTCTAATTTTGCTAGTACGTCTTTGCCAACATTCTTTTTGTTCATTACAATAAATGCTTTTTCTAACTGAACATCTTGTGCCGTTTTTAGCTGAGTAAATGGAACCTCATAGGCTTCACCAAGCGCAAACCTCTCTACAAAACCTTTTATAGCTTTGTATTCGTAGCTGTCTGTTATTGCCTCTTTTTCTTTCTGAGTTCCTGCCTGATTTACCTTCGCCTCAAGAGCCATCAGCGCACTCTTGGCATTGTTTTCGTCTTTAACAGCATCAGCTATTGCAGCATCAACTCTACGCCCGTCTAAAAGGTCTTTTCTGTTTTTTATTACCTTTTGTTGAGCGTCTGTAAGAGTTTGACCGTTAGATTTAATTTCACCTTCATAGAGATCGATGTCATCTAAGGTAGTTAGTCTCTGATAGTCTAACTCGACAGGGGGTCTGGCGTCAGGATTGATCTCTAACCCTTCAACTGAAACACTTTTTGCAGGTTGTTCAGAAATAGGAGCAAAGATTGCTGCCATCTGATCACCTTCAGTTTTATATCTATTTTTTTCATTGCCGTCTTTGTCTTGATTGCTTACGAAATTATCTACATTACCTGCAGTTAAAGCTTCTCCATTAGAAAATTTTGTAATAGGTTTTAGACCATCTGGCGAAACGGTAAGTGGAAAATCTCTAGGTACATCTGGGCCTTGTAGAAACAATTCCTCTTCTTTTGGAACAAATTTAATTTTACCTTTTTCCTTATCAGATTCTGCTTTGTCATATGCTGCTTTAGTATCGTCATCGAAGAAGAAAAGCTGTTCCGTAAAATAAGCAATAGCCTCACTATTATTTGGGTTTGCTCCTAAATCTTCCGCAAGGGCTTTAGCTTTTCTCTCACGGTTTTTAGCAGCCAGTTCTTTAGCCTTTTGTTCTTTAGCAAGCTCACGGGCTTCAGCCGCCTTACGCTTCGCCTCTTCTTTGGCCTCTTCTTCTCTCTGAAGTATCTTAGCGACGGCTAAATCCCCTGCTTCCATAATACCACGTTGAAGGGTATCATCAGGCTTCTGGAAAGAACCTGCAGCAATCTTTTTTCGGATATTACTTTTAGCTGTACCCCATGCCATATTAAGCTTCCTCTTCTTCTTCGTTCATGCCAAGCATTGCTGCCTGTTCTTCCGCAGGAGCTACGCTTTCATCCGTAGGTTCGGGTGATCCCATTAAGCCGCCTACAGGCATTGCTGCGGCCTCTGTGGGGGCCTCAGAAGCGTCTTCTTCTTCGTCCTCTTCATCAACTATTCCTAAGAGGGCTTTCATAGTAGTTGAGGTGATTGGAATACGCTTTTTATCTAGGCCACTTTCGTAAGAAATACCTTCATTATCAGCCAGTATTTGTAGGTATCGATACACTGGCCCTGCAGCTAGAATAGCCATGTCTATTTGGAATTTACCTCTGGCTATACTTTGCATCATCAAACCTGCAACGATATTAGTCAGAGGTCTTCCTATACCCATTAAGCTGTACACAACTTCGGCTGTCTCTTCTTCCTGCATAAGACCCATTACATACTCAACCGTAGCATCATAGGTTTCTATTTCTGGGGGTCTATGCCAAGGGTAGTTTCGAGTATCGGACGTATAATTAGCACCTGGAATTGGCCCAGAGTTTTGACTATTTAGCATCTACATCTTCCTCAACTTCTGGTTCCATATCATTTAATTCTTCTTCTAATTCATCCATGTATACAGGCGTATATACAATGCTCTCCCCTTGAACCTTTTCTAGCTCTTCAGGCAGTTTTCCCTTTAAAAAAGATTTTATGGATTTTTCTATTACGTCTTCAAATCTCATGGCGTTTTCCTATACAAGTTTTGCAACTGCAATTTTTGATGCAGTCGAAATCAGAGTATCAAATATACTAGAGCCTCCTGAACTTTGAGCTTGGGCGTCCATTTCTCCTAATAATAATCTGAGTTCAAATTCTTCTTCTGAAAGAGCACCTTTAAATAAATAATCAAAAGTAGAATCTAATCTATCCCAAGTTCGGTTTAACCCTTCTTGGCTCAAATCCAACATGGCCTTAACATCGGTAGCTGCAGCATCAAAAGCAAGTCGAGTATTCTCAGTTTCAACCGTCTGCCTCCATTTAACGTTAGAGCTATCTATTAGGTACTGCATATTAGCGTAAAACTCAGACCGTCTATTTTCTAATGTCTGTCGGAACTCAGTAGCGTCATTAATTTCACCTGCATTAAATCTTTTAATATCCGCTATAAGTTTACTATTTACTGTCTGAACATCTACACTGAGTTGGTCATAGAATTTGTCTAAATCATTTTGAGATTCTGCAGTAAATCTTCGCTGTAGATTTTCTTCTTTAACTTCTTCAAATAAGGCATCTGCCATAATTTGTGTATTAAGGATTTCAGCCTGTTGTTCATTATCAAGATTAGTTAAATCCATCTTGAGTGTAGACTTAGCATTCTCTACAGCGGCACGTTCCCTTACCCCTAAGTTAGCTAGTTCAAGCTTAGACAAAACCAAAGACTTGTTAATAAAAGATTGCTGAGTGTTATCTATATTTTTAAGTCTTAAAGATCTAAAAAATTCAGAGTCTGATTTTGCTATGGGCAAAGAAGCTTCCATCAATGCGCCACTTAGTGCAGCTACTGCAGCCCCACCCGTCATGCCGCTAAATGCAATTGTGCGACTTATATTTACCGCAGCCCCTTGCGCCCAAGACGGTATTACAGGATTTCCACTAGCATCCACAAAAGATTTAGAAATAATGTCTAGTTGCCCTAGCATAGTTTCTTTACTGTCTACATATCCTAGCGGCCCAAGTTCGTCAGCTAGAAGCTTTCCTGAAACTGTACTTGTATCGATAACCTGACTTGTATTTTGTATTGCTACAGCATCTAGAGACTTACCTAGTTCGTTTACCGTACCATCTTTATTAACTCCTGTGGCAATGGCATCTACATCACTAACAATATCATCAGCATTAACGAGATTTTCATCTCTAATTTCCCCTGTTACGGGATCAACTATGTATTTTGGGTCATCTAATCTATCTACGCTTGAAACAACATCATATGTATTAGCCGTACCACCATCTGGCAAAGTAACTTTAGGTACGCCATCAATTATCTGTACATCATACTTTTCTAAATCTGCTAGGATGTAATTTGGATTATTTGGGTCTAAAAGAGCACCTGCAACATTAGGGTCTATACTTGGTACGATGTCTGAAAGACTAGCGTTTCTATCCTTTAAAAACTTTTCGGGGTTGTCTACTAACGCTTTTATATCTTCGTTTGATTGAACAAGACCTGAAGTCGTAAGCATTTCTATTATTTTGTCTTGAGAAATTGCACTTTCATTTGGCGCTGTATTATCAGTTTGTGTGTCAGTACCATCAGTTGTGTTCGAAGAACCTCCTGAATTGTTCGTAGTTATTTGAGTGGCCGTATTACTATCATTTTGGTAGTCTAAGTTATTTTCATTAGAGACAGTATTGAGAAATCTATCTACAACATTGCTATCTGAATCGTTGTTAGTGCCATCTGCAGCCTCATACTCTTCATTAGTGCCGCCATAAAACTGATCGCCAGAGCCACCCTTGCCACCACCATCAAACATATCCTTTGTATCATCGAAGCCCGTGATTTTTGTGAATAAGCTTTCTTCTTCAGCCATCTAGGTTATCCTTTTCTAATTCACAGACCCGAATACGATCTCTAAGTTTTATATAATCGGCTATAGTTACTTGAACTGCAGTATAGCCCTCTGGTAATGACTCAATCTCACTCGCCAGTTGTTCACTATATTTACTTGAATATGTTTTAATTGGTGGACAGTAGACTTCTAAATTAGTCCTATAAACCGTCCTGTCGCAGCCTGTCAGTAAGCCCACTGCGAGTATCAAGAGAGCCATCTTCTTCATGTTCAGCCATTGCCTTATAAAAATCTGTAGCCTTTTCTTTGGCTTGTAATTCATCTTTAAGAATTTTGTTTTTCTCTGCGGCCTTACCTTTGACCCGACCTACGATGTACAGGATGGGCAGGGCAATAACTAAAGCCGCAATTATTAAGTCTTTAATCTTGCCGAAGATGCTAAACATCTACGCCATCCTTTTGGTCTTTCCATCGTGCGAATGCAGCCAATGCTATGCCGCCCACCGCACAGATTAAAAAGATGGTTTGTAGGTTTCCTGAGTAAGAAGCTAATCCCTCTAGCTGACCTGCTACTTCGTTCAGACCCGTGGCTGCACCTGCAATACCGACACCTGCCATCGTCTTAGATTTAGTCAGGGGTTTCTTATCCTGTACAGTAACTTTTTGAGCCATTGGTATATCAGGATCGTCACTTGGTAGCTGTGAGTCCATCGTAAACAAAGCAGCTTCCGCTGATCGTCTGCGAGTAAGCCCGTTGAGGGGTTTAAGAACACCATTAACCCGTGCCTTGTTCCAACGCATTAGTTGTGCAGGAACTGCAGAATAATCAGATGCATTTAGTTTCTTCAAAAGTGTTGAGCTTTTTACGTTGGCTGCACCTACGTTGAAGCACCATGACACTAGAGCATCGAACTGGTATTGGGTTAATGGTACGGTCACAAGGTTTTTAACCTCACGCTCGAAGACCTTCAGATCATCCCGTAGAAGCTGTTCTGCTTCGTCCTTTGTGATCGTCATATTCTTCTTTACGCCTTTGCAGTGACCAAATCCAATCGTGAGAACATTAGCTGCACAACGGTACGGAACAATCATCCCATCGTCTTCTACTTTTGCTAATCCTTCGAATTTTTTAATCAGGTTTATGCCCTGATCAGAGGTTGATTTAGGGTGCATATTTTATCCTATTAACTAAACGTGGAATTGAAGGGCGCACCTTGAGACATAAGCCCCTGATTATTCTGTGCGCCTTTGTACCCTAGCCTATCCATTGCCGACATAACCTCATCAACATTTATACTGTCTCTACTTACTAACGTGCCTGTATTAGAAAATGTGGCTAAATTCAGATTATTTCCATCTAAAGCACGTTGAGTTACATTACCTTGGTTATTAGTTGAACTTCTGATTAGGTTTCCATCTGCATCAAAGCTGTCAGCAAACTTAGCAAACTCAGTAGATAAGCTAGGATCTAAATTAGATCCTTGTTGCAGGATTACTTGCCTAATAGTTGCTAACCGCTGCTTGAGATCATTACGAATATTTACTTCATCCTGTGACTGTGCTTGCACTCCTGCATCTATATTTCTCAATGCTGATGAAAAAGATGATTGCATTTGTTGGTTAAAATCTTGAGTATCCCTTGCAATTTGTGACCTCTGACGTTCAGCTATGTTGTTGCTTTGGGAAATATCATCTCTGACTAAATTGAAGCCACCAGTAACTTGGCTTTGTAAATCAGCCCTTGCTTGATTTGCTAAAGTCGTATCGTCTGTGTATTGATTTTCAAAATTCGAAAAGTTTGTTTGCAAACCACCAAGTCCAGTTTGCAGGTTTGCCTGACCTTCCGAAAGACCCCCAAAGTATGTATCTTGTTTTCCAGAAACTTTTTCTAGATATTCTTGTAAGCTCGTTTGGCCCCCCAATACATTAGAAGATAAAGTCTCTAACGTACTCGCTTGATCTCCAAAACCTGTACTTATTTGATCACTGGTATCTGTAAAACCTTTTGATAACGTATCATCTACAGTATCAAATCTCTCACCTACATTACCTGAAATATCATTAAGTGTGTTTCCAACAGTATCAAAACCAGTGCTTACGTTCTCGCCAATTTCACCTACTTTGTTACCTAAACCACCTACTTCGCCTAGTATATTTCCAGTGTCTGACAATATACTTTCTTGATTTCCTGCTAATACACCTTGATTATTTACAATAGTTTCTTGATTTCCTGCTAAACCTTCCTGACCAAGTGCTAAACCTTCCTGACCGCTTGTTAGACCTGCAAAGCCCTCGTTCATAGACTCTTCTTTTGCTAGGTCAGAGGTATCAACGTTAGTGACATTAACAGGCTGAAATGTTTCGAAACCTGTCGTAATCTGATCTGTTATATCAGACTGACCGCCAAGTAGCGTTTCAGTATCCTCTTTAACCGTCCCACCGACTGCTACTGTTCCACCACCAAATCCAACGGTGTTAGTACCTGTTGTAACTTCGCCAGTTTCAGGATCAACGGAGGAAGTAGGAATATCCATTGTTCCACCAGGGGCATCCACAGTCCCTGAAGATGTACCTATTTTTTCATCTACAATGGTTTCTACTTCTTCAGTCGAAGCTCCACCGCCACCGCCACCACACATATTATATTCCTTTCTTAGTTATAAAACCTACTCTGTTGTAGTTTTTCTTTTTTAAATATTTTTCGAAAGAAGGACTGTAAGTCCCTGAAGAAGGGGCGATACATATTTCAATAGCTCCCCACTCTTTTGCCCATTTTTCAAACTCAGAAACTGCAGCATTTAAAAATTTTAAAGTAAATCGTCTATCCTCTGGATTTACATAGATAGCTAAATCAGACGCTATGCGCTTTGTGCTAAAAAAGTATTCAGATATTTGACCACAAAAAGCACCTAAGATAATTCCATCTTGCTCACCTACGACCATAAAATAAGGTTTAGATGGGTCTATACATTTAAGAATTATTTGCCTGACCTTGTCTTCTTCAAAGCCGCAATCTCGAAATAAACTGTTTTTTTGAAAGTCTTTTGCCATTGCAATTATGGCAGAAATATCCTCTTTTTGAGGAGATCTCGTTATTAACATAAGTTTCTGATTTTCCTAGATTATATAGCTATTATTATACAAAAAATAAGTTCTTTATGCAAGCCTATTCACAGTCATAAGTTGCATCAGTTACGCATAAAACAGTAGCTGTAGTATTCGTTTGAGTAACGATTGTAGCCGCTGCAATATCAGCCATTACATCTGAAGTATGCATATCTACAGTCGCAGCATTGTCGCTGCTATTAATTCTTACATCTTTGGAATTATTGCTTTGAACAACTGCTATTTCTTTGTTCATTTTGTTACCATCAACTGTCGCATAAATCTGGCCCAAGCCGATGATCGACGGTGACAATGCGCTAACTACATCAAGCACTTTATCTCCAGTGGTTTTTGTAATGGTAGGTCTGTATGTATTGTTTTGTTGCATAAGCATTGCCGCTGCGATAACGCCACCTTCACCTTGCTCTGCGATTTTAGCAATAGTCTCTAGCCGTTTCTGTTCGGCTTCTGACGCAGACCACTGACTATCTTTGTTCATAGCTACGTCTTTATTTGTAGCGCAACCAACTAAAAATATAGTGCAAACTATACTCAATAAAATCTTCATTTTCTTATCCTATTTTAAAATCTTTATTCTGGTTCAGTAGACGCATCTGTGTCTTCTACATCATCCTCATCCTCTAGATCAGGCTCACCCTCATCCTCTAGATCAGGCTCATCCTCTAGAGTAGGCCAATCGGCATCCTCTAGATTAGGCCAGTTTTCATGCTCTGGGAGTGACCTCAGTGAGGATCTATAGGTAGCCCAAAGCACTTTAGTGGCGTTATCTAGTGGGCTATCATTAACTTGTGTCCAATCAGACTTTGCAAGTAACCGATTACGCTTTAAACGATTACCTTCAGCAAGAATATCATCTAGTTGCTCTTCTGATAATTTTACAATTGGTTGACTAGACATCTGACTCTACCCCATGAAGCATAGTATATTCAGATGCAGTAAGTGAAGATTGTACTGTATCACCTGACCTTAATTCTATTTTAAGAGGTTCAGCTTCATTCTGCGTACTACGCAGCGCAATGCCATTTATTTGACCATAATAATTTACATCAGAAGTCCAAAGCTGACCAACAAATTTTCTGTTTAGTGGACATTTATACATCTCAGCAGATGCCGTCCCAGTCAGCATAACAGTAATGCTTTTCTCAGCAACAGGTGTTTTTGCCTCTGGATTTAAAGTTTGAAGTGCCATTTAAATTTCCTTTATGCTGAAGTTACGCCTGTCAATCTTACTCCAATTGACGGTGACATTGTGTAAGTTCTGGCAGAAACATCTGAAGCAGTAGGTGTTGTTAATGTACCCCAAATATCTGTGCCATAAGAGTTTGTACCAACAAAGTTAGTAGGCAGTGTTACATTGCTATCTACAAACTGAGTAGCATTCTCAAAATCAACAAAAGCAACGTCATTGTCAGTAGTTACGTAATAAAGTTTTGAACCAATTACGGCATGACTAGCAGTATAATTTTTAAAATTTTTGGATAAGTTAATCTGATTGTAATTTGATGACGCATTTGTGTCAAATGATGTGGTTGCAGGAGAAAAATCCCAATAGTGAATAACAGAGGCGTTAGTAGGTTTTACAATTACAGTGTCACCATTTGTTTTTTCAATTAAATAAAAAAACTTGGCATTAGAAGCAAAAGTATTCGTAGCAGTGGCAGTTGAAATTACTCTAGAAGAATTATTAGCAAAATCAAAAAGAAATGGGTAGGCGGCCCCTGCAGCCCAAGCAATTACATATTTATCTTTAAGACCAAACAGACTTGGGTATGAAGAGAGAGTGGTTGCGCTAGGAGCTTGTATATAAACTGATGCACTTGGAGAAGCGGAATGAGTGTCAACTCTATAAAGATTAGGTGAACTCATATAATAAAGGTATTGAGTACCATCAAACCATTTAACTTCATAATCTGTAGTATGGCTATAAATTTGAGTTCCTGAACTATTTAAAACGTAACTCTTATGGGTATTATTTGTGTTTTTAAAAACTTGTACAACATTATTGCTTGGACCTATATTTGTCCAAAATTGTCGATAATTTTGATTTTCTGTTAAGTTATCAAAACCAGAAACATCTACATCAGTTATTGCTGTGCTTGATCTTCCAGAAACTCCATTAACTCTTGGTTGATCAAAAGTTTTAATTGTGGTTGAAGGATGATGAATTTGTAGTGTTAAGTCTTCATAAGTTAATGGAAAGTCATTTGTCTTAACTTTTAAAGTATTACTTGTTCCCATAATTGCAGAACCTTGGGATGACCTTGTAAGGTCTGCAATATTGTATCCATTTATATCTAAATTACCATTAATAGGAATTTCAGCATCACCTTGTTTAACATTAACGTCCTTTATAACATGACGAGTGGTAGTGTTTGTTGTAACAATGGTTGCCTCACCACTGCTGTTAAAGTCGCTCTCTTGTAGAGTTCCTTCATAAATTTCTTGTAGTGTGTCAGCCATTTAATAATCTCCAAATGCTAAAGTTGCGGCATAAGAAAATCCTTCAATGCCTGTTAAAGCAGAGCCATCGATAGCCCCTAATTTTCCTGATCCATCCAACTGAGGAATATTATTTGCCCCAGTACCTACGTCCAGTGCAGCCGCTGTTCCCAAGCTTGGGGTTCCAGTTACATCACTGTAAGCACCAGACGTTGCTACTGTAGCTAATCCACTTACGTCAGATGCTGCCCCAGACGTTGCTACTGTAGCTAAACTAGAGGTAGCCGCTTTGGTATCAATCTGAGTTTGAACATCTGAAGTAACCCCTGCTAGTCGGTTTATCTCAGTAGAAGAAACTGTTACGCCTGTTATTTCTGTACTGTCGATTGCGCCATCAGCGAGGATACCAGTACCCACACCTGTGCTTATGAAGTCGGCAAGAGTTCTTGCTCTAGACATCTAGTCTCTCCTTTATGATATTCTTGTCACTGCACATCTATATAAAAATCAAAATCACCGATTGTAGAACCATATCTAGCTTCGAAAAAACTCACATTGCTAGATGTCAGGGTAATCTCAGGGCTTCTTAACCAAAACCTGTCATTATTGACTACAGGACTTGATGTTTCAGTATATAAGTAGAAGCTAGTGCCATCGCCACCAGTGGTTAAAGCTGTAGAGCCAGAGGCTGTACCGCCAGAGTCTCTGCACCATCTTTCGGCAGTTGTGCTTGTTAAAAGGCTACTCCACTGAACATCTATGTAGTTAGAATAACTCCCAGAAGTACTTGTCTGCCAACCAGTTAAATCACCAGTATTCTCAAACGTATAAGTAGAACCGTTTACAGTAATTTCATCTAATTGAAGGTCTGCCCGATATACTGTACCACTAGACGCAACTTGGTGTTTAAATACTAAACGTATTGTATGTCCTACATAGTCACTTACATCTATAGTTCGTTGTGTCCAAACAGCGTTATTCCCATATACGTTGAATAGGCTAGAGCTTAAACCTTCAGGCATCGATGGCCCTGTATCAATCCCCCTACCAAAGCCTCTAGCAGACCCACCACCAAAAGTAGCCAACATAGGAGCATATAATATTTGTGGTTTTTTAGGTAAAATCATTATGATTTTTCTCTATTATGCGAATTTAGAAACTGAGCCTAAAACTTGGAACTGGTTAGTAGCTTGTTTGATTACAGTGAATGTGTATACGTCATGGCTGTTAGCATTTCCCCCACTGGGTGCAGAACCGCCCTGCCAAAGTGGAGTTACCGTAATCTGACCTGCAGAACCTTCTATTTCAAATGCGTTTAGGTAGTATGCGGTAGCACCATTTTTAACAATAACCACTACGGTCATTACATCGCCCTGCGCCATAACACCGTCAACAGTAGCAGAAGTAGCCATATTAATATTCAGTGTGCGATTTGCGGTTGCATCTATAAGATTATATACAATAGCACCTCTGCCAGTGCCAGTATTACCAATATCTGTATTAATAGTACCAAAGGTTGAGTTGCTATACTTAACCCTCTCCACAACGGCTTGATCGAGTTGTAGAGTTTTATTTAAGCTCATGTATTTACCAGTATCGGAATACTGGAAATTAACCCCTGCACCATCAATAGTAATACCTGCGCCATCAGCTGCGGCTGAGTTAGCTGCACCAGAAGCCACTGTGATGTTTAAATCATCAACATCCATTGTCGTTGAGTTGATAGTAGTCTGAGTTCCGTTGACTGTGAAAGAACCTGTTACAGTTAGATCACCACCAAGACTTACGTTTCCAGAAGTGTCCTCATTTACTATTGGTATCCAGTTACCCCCATGTGCAAAATACCCTTTGCCAGTGGCATGAACATGTGCGAACATCCCATGATAAGTGGACGCTGATGGAAGGTCAGCTAGGTTTGAGTATACATTAGAGTATGTAATCTTATTAGCCCCAAAATCTGTATCGCCAGAAAAGGCTAGTTTACTTGAAGCGATAGCTGCACTTGCATTAATATCAGCATCGGTAATAGAACCATCTGTGATACTACTGCTATCAACATTAATTGGTGCAGGTTTATTTCCTATATATCGCATCTACTCTTTTCCTTACGTCTGCTCTAGCACAGAAACTATTGCGTCTGCGCTTGAAGCTGTATTACTTGTAACCTTTAGTATGTCAGTAGTTTCTAGTACTAATTTCTGCTCACCACCTATTGGAACTAATGCTCCCCCAACTGGTATATTTGCGGCTTTTACTAAAAAGATACTGGCAGAAGCAGAACTGTCGGTTACGACTACATCTACTGTGATTGCAGATGAGTGTATGTTTGCTACAGTCAAACCTATAACTGTTGTGGTAGTTGCAGCAGGTACAGTATAGACACTAGTCTGAGATGTGCCTATACTTGAACTAACTGCGTTTCTAAAGGTGTTACCCATTTCTTAATCCTTATCCTAACGCAATAGCAAAAGTGATTGGATCGTTTACTGGAGAATAACGAGCATCACTTTCAATTTTTGTATAATGGGTGGCTAACGTAAATGTACCATAACCGACGATTGCCACTGAATCGCCAGTTGCAGCCGCTGAACCAAGAACGATAGTTGATCCAGAGGTTGCGGTGAAATCTGAAGGTGCTAGTTTCACACCGTTGAGATAAACGTCTACAAAACCTGCATCATAAGTAGCAGGGAATGTAGTGGTTGATCCTAAGTATGATCCTGATGAAGTACCTACAACGTAGTCGTTTCTGCTAGATGTTCCGTTGACCGAAGAACCTGCATTCTGAAAACCATTAGCACCATATACCATCATAAGATTATTGGCAGTATCGAACCACAGATCACCAAGACCTACGTTATTTCCTGTTGGTTCGTTTGAATCTACAAAATATGTATCTAAAAACTGTTGTGATGTGGTGATGGCAGTTGTCGCTGTAGCCGCATGAGTAGCAGCAGTTTGCTCTGAGGTAAGGGCTGCAGCCGCACTGTTTGCAGCCGCTGTAGCTGAACCTGCAGCCGCTGAAGCACTACCTGCAACGGAGTCTACATAAGCTTTATTTGAAACATGGTCACTGGCAGTTGGATTTGGAACACCGCTGACAGTATTATTACCCATTGCGATTGCACCAGACATAGTGCCACCAGAGAGACTAAGCTTGAGAGCGTCTTGAGTATCTACATAAGATTTGTTTGTGAGGTCTGGCGTATTGGTAGGTGCATAAGTAGTCGTAATCTTCTGGCTACCCATGTCGATAGCACCAGACATTGTGCCACCTGCTTTGGGTAATTTTGCAGCTATACTGGTAGTAATCGTAGTGGAGAAGTTTGCATCATCATTGATGGCTGCAGCTAATTCATTGAGGGTGTCTAATGCTGCAGGGGAAGAAGCTACAAGATTTGATACTTCGGTATCAACATAACCCTTAGTCGCAGCATCATTTGGATTAGTCGGGGTAGTAAGGTTAGTAATCGTACCTGTCGTACCTGCATCCATGTTTAATGTGCCGTTGATAGTCACATCATTGAATTGGCTAGAGCCTGTCGTAGCTGTTACGTTACCAGTAATCCCACCTGTAAGGTTACCTGTAAGCGTTCCATTTATAGCTAAGTTGTCAAAGGTAGATGTACCAGAAGAAGCCGTTACGTTACCTGCCACATTACCAGTAAGGTCACCAGTGAAACCACTAGAGGCAGCAACTGTTGTGCCAGATATAGCCGTTGGGTTTGTAGACCCGATTACGACACCATTGATAGATCCGTTGTTACCTGCCCCACCGACAGTTACTGAGCCTAGTGTAGAGGTTGTGGAGTTTAGTGAAGCTAGGGTACTAAGACCTGTCACTCCTAGAGTGCCGCCAATTAATGCATTACTACCTAAATGTAGGTCTTTGTATTTTAGGCTAGAGGAACCAATGTCTACAGTGTTGGTTGTAGCAGGAACAATTGTATTAGCGCCTGTAATTGCAACAATCTCATGCCAAGCGGCTGCACTTGAAGTATTACTTAAACAAAGAAATGCTCTGTTGGTAGAAGTGTTGATCCAGATAGAACCTGGAGCATATCCTTCGCCTGTATCGTTTGTAATGGTTGGGTTTGAAGTTGCAGTAATGGTGTTTTTGCCGCCTATACCACCATTAATCGCTTGCAAATAGCCAGAGACAGAGGTGGCTAGATTAATCTTAGGAGCATTTCCTGCAGTACCGTCATGGCTATGCCCACCAGTGCCGAATGCAGTTTCGACCTGATCAAACTCAGCATTTAATGGGGGCGCTGTAACGTCTGCCCCGTTTGTAATATCTGGTCTAGATTGTCTTGTATAACCTGCCATTACTAGCGCCTTCCTGAAATACTAAATTCGAACACAATACCCTGAATACTGTATGGTTCTGATTGCCCTATTGTTGTGAATGTTGCCCTCGCTGAGAAGCCAGAGCCTTGAATGTCTGTTGTCATAATGGGTTTTGAATTACCGCCATATAGAACATTCGTTCCTGAATAGGTGACGTTATCACCTGCGTACTCCACTGGAGAACCTAAACTTGCTTGAGAATAATTTATTGGTCTAGCAGATTCAGGCGAACCCCAATCATATGCCATCGATAGAAGCAACTCGACAGGCCCCTCTGCCCGTATAAATGTATTTACTTTTCGGAGAGTTTTACGAACTTCAGTATCACCAAAATCTAGATACGGAGTTGCGTAAACAGCTAATATATCAGTGCCGTTAAATGATGTTCCAGTTTCCTGTCGGTAGACTTTTCCATCATAGTCTCCATGCAAAACAAATTCCGTGTTTCCTATATAGTCAGAGGTACAACAAGATGCTCTTATTCCTACTAGTTCCCCAAACTCCCAAGATATTCTCCCCTCATTATCTGAAAGACCTCCAAGAATACCATAGCTTTCTGCTAACGTATAAGTATCATCCCCAACAAAAAATCTGACTTGGGATTTTCCTCTAATTACAACACCATTAAGTGTGTCCATGTCATACTTATTAATCATATCAACAAGTAAAATTTGAATAGATTTAGAAAGCGTTCCTAGTTCTACGTCACCAATTCGTGAAGTACCTGCCACGGGTCTAAATCCTTCGGGTGAAAGAAATATAAGATCCCCACCGATTTCGAGAACACTATCCCGTGCTACGCAGCCTACATTGGTAGTAACCTGATCTAAAAGAAAACCTGCAGTAATATCTGCAGAAGCTTTTTTAATACTATTAATCCCGAATATAAAAAGGTCATCTCTAAAGGGCTTTATTTGTACAACATTAAAACCTGGAGTTAACTGTCTTGCTCCATCCCCATGCATAAAATTTAAAGGGTCTAAAGCCGCTGAGTGACAAACCACTGCCTTGGCTCCTACGTCACCGCCTAGAAATATATGGTTCTCAAAAACCTCTACAATCGAAGGGGCATTAACAATCTGATCTCCCCCTGGACTACTGCTACCGCCAGTGTTTGAACTATTTAATTGATACCAATTACTACCATCAAAAACGACAGCATTATTTACACCATCTACAAATATTATTTGTGAACCTGATCCAAAATCAAATTGAGTATGGCGTATTTTTTTTACGGTTCGATTGTTTGCGGTTGTAGCTAAAGTAAACCCAGTTGTAATGGCTTGCCATCCTACAAGATCAACAAACTTATATAACTTATATGTATCTGCCCCTACGTCTTTTCGGGCTGCAATTATGTAGGAATTTCCTAAATGTTCATTTTTATAAATTGCCAAACCCAGTACTGGCCCTTCTGCATTAGAACCCCCAACAGAAACGTCGAGATTACCAAGCAAACCATAACCTTCTATGCGCCTGTAGCCGCCATAAAGAGAGGGTTCGAAATTTACTAAACGAGTTGCAGAACCAGAGGCTGCTTCAGCCAAGTAAAGGTGATTTTGAGTGCTATTCAATCCACCTGAACTTACTACTTTAAAACTCTGAATTTCATCAGGCATTAAAAGGCAATCCTCGTATCACGAATAGATTCATATGAATTTATGTAGATGGATTGCAGGTTCTTAACGCCTGTTTCAAAAGAAAGATAAGCGGCCTGTGCCGCCTGTATATTATCCTTAAACATATATAAGAAGTACATTGCCCCATCTACAAGGACGTTATCAAATGCTTCGGGGATGCGAGTGACATCCGTAGCATTGGTAAGTTCCGTGTAATTTAGGTAATATCTAAATCTAACACTGTAAGCTTTGTCGGGGGATGGTGTTACGCCAAACCCATTACCGTGGCTTGGAAAAACAAAATCAGGGACATTGCGCCCTGTTGATCCTGCATCATAATCATCATCTCTAAAATTTGAATACCATAGATCTCGTTCTATGGCTTTTAACGTTTTATAAGTAACTCCTTGGCTACTATTGGACTGTATTTGAAAAGTATTCCAATCAGCCACTTTGTAATTAGTAGGCCACGTATACTCTGTCTGACCTATAGTTAAAGATTGGGTATGCTCAGAAGCATTAAAAGGCCATTCGTATTCACTTTGATTTATTCGAGCCACCGCAGACTGAACCGCATCTTTTACTAGTGCATGAACACCCCGTACCGTAAGGAAGTCTCCCGATACGATCTCAACTTCATTAATCCTACGAAGAACTTGATTGCATAAATCGATGTAAGTACTTGGCATGGGTGATCCTTAAAAGAAGGAAGGGGGCAAGTAGCCCTGCCCCCAAAAGCTGTTAGGCTAAGTTGTAGTTCGCTGTCATAAGAGCTTCAGGACGTAAGATTTTACGACCATAAAGCTGCATACCACGGACGATGTCTGCGAATGTGTCTGGAGAACGGAAGCTCTCAGTTTTCGCAATTTGATCCGCTACAGCTACCGCTGCATCGTGACCTGCAACCATAACACCGTAGGCAGCCTCAGAACCTGCAGAAGCTGAAGTTCCTGGGCCTGTTGACTCGTATGGAAGGTTATTTGAAACGTATACTCGCATACCACGAATAGTACCTGGCATACGTCCGTTTCTTATTTCACCTTCGCCACCAAAATCAGCGTTCATTAATTTTGAATCTTCTGAAAGGAGTAGCTCTTTAAAGACGGGGTCAACAATACACCATCTACCTTCGGTATCTACGTTTGCTGCATCCATTAAACGAGCCATACGGCCTATAACAGCTAATGGTGAAGTGATAGCACCTGCGCCACCACCTGCAGCTAGAGGAATAGACGTTACTTCAGCCTCTCCACCAACATCAGAACCACCAAAGTCAGTGATGTCTAATTTGTTGGCTGCAAGCAATTCGTCATTACCTGCGTTTGAGTCAGCTTTAGATCCACCTGTGTCTAATGCTGTACGTCTAACCCATGCAGAACCATTCCAATTCCAACCAGACATATAGCCTAGCACTTCACGATCAAATGCATCACGAAGTTTAAAACCTGCACGGTCAGTTGCTAAATCGATGAAGTTCACATGCCGTATTTTCAACAAGTCTCGTTAATTACTTGTCCGTTCTCTTATGAACTGCTGCAAGTTGTCCTTACAGAGAAGACCATATCATCACCCTGATATTTTTCAGGGGCTAGGCGCTTCGGATCACTTGATCCTACTCTCTTTCGAGATGGTCGTTGAACCTTCCGCTGTGCGGCTTGGCTGCTGATTGCCCTCGTCTTTACGTTAGGGTGTCCCAGACAATTCACCTAGTTATTCGATTAGGATTACTCCTAAAAGCTCCCATAAGTTAAGAGTGTGCTTCCTCAATATCGTCAATAGCAAATTGGAAGTAGTTGCTTTCTGTAACTACCATAGTGAAATCTGCGTCAGTCAAATCTTGTGTCGCAAGTGCTGTTCCACGAGTATATGAGTTGATTGTGATTTCTGGTTCTTTGATGATTTTTACGCTATCACCCATGTTTGAAATTTCACCTGCGTAATCGGTGTTAGTGACATCCTCTACAACAGAGGTGTTACGGAAAGCCTTTTGGACTTTCTTAGAATAGATTACTGGCGAAAAATTACCGTTAGGTAAATTGCCGTAACCACTTGCTACTGGAAATGCCATTGTTAATACTCCTTTTGAGATGGCAGGTCAGCTATTGCTGACAGACTATTTCAGAAGGTCACATTAAGTGGCAGTGCGTTTTGTAAGGGTGCATATGTATTTGCGGTACACATGGGCCTCACTACACTGGTGGACTGTTTGTTTCATTCTTCTGGTTAAAAACGGTGTAGGGGTAGTCTACTGAGGCCCGACTCCGAAAAGCTTCATTACTAATAATTATAGCATAATTATGCCACTTAGTAAATAGCTAATTAGTTTAAGTGTTGCGCCACTTATCTTGCTGCACCTGAGACATCGTAGATAAACTCACCTGTCTTCATAGATTCTAGGATTGCGGCTTCATTAGTATCATACTCTTTGTCAGACATTTTAGCTACCTGACTTTCTGAGAACTTCGCTTTTGGTTCGCCTTTTGGTGCAACTGGTGTTGAACGTCCAACGGCCTGTGCCGCTGACTTTTTAGACGTAGTTTTTCGCTTGCCTGTATCGGCTTTATACAAGTCGATTGCACGGGAAGCGGCCTGTGCGTCCGTATTATTTTTATAGAGAGCATCGTGTATATACATTGGCTGTAGAGTTACCCACTCATGGAATTTAGGGTCTTGCCTAATCTCATTAAAATCTGGGTGTGCTTTCATAAGCTGTTGTTCAGCTTCTTTTTTGGTAAGCTTCGTTTCAAGATCTTTTAAATGCCCAAGACGCTTCTCACCTTCTTCGAGAGCTTCGTTTGCTCTTTTCCTAGCAATCGTATCAACAATCTTAGCTACGTCAGGATACTTTGTTGACCATGCTTCGATCTCTTCATCCGTTTTAGGAAACCTAATCTGACCTTTGGCTGCACTATCTAATTGTTGTTGCAGCTTTTGTATTTCTTGATCTTTCTGACCCATTAAACTTTGAGAGTGTCTGCGGAGATCTCCGTAGCGTTTTTTAAAGGAAGCTTCTTCGGCATCCTTTGGCTCTGCTTCAGCTTGCGGCTGTTGCTGCGCCAACTCTTGTGAATAAGTTTGTGTGTCTTCTACTTCTTCTTTTCTTTTGTATTTACTCATGTTTTCCTCTGGGGGCTTCTACTGAAGGTAGCCCATTTAAATTTACACGATGAAGGTAACTTTTGGTTTTTTCACCATGCCAAACATAGAAGTCTTGGTAGAGTAATCGCTTTCCTGATACTCTTCCGTTTCATCGACTTCTGGTTCCTCTTCAGAAACCTCCACTTCAGCCGTTTCCACCTTATTTCCCTCTGGTGTTTCCGTGTCTTCGTCTTCTGTGTGATAGCCAGTGTCGTTGCAGTGTTCGCAACCTCGACCCTCACACATTGGACATTCGGTAACACCCTCTTCTGACCCTGACATATCGACTTCAGCAATAAGACCCATTGAGTCCATTGCCATCAGGCCCATCTTTGCTTCTTCCTGCATATTCATAATGTGCTTGAGGCCATGCCACTTCACTACATCTGCAGGTAAAACGTATTCCCCCTGAGACAGCATCACTTCGATGTCATCCCTTACTTCGTTAGAACTTGAACCAATTGGAATTGGATTACCTGAGACAGGATCAACTGGCATCATCATACCATCATCCATACAGTCTCCATCGCAATCGCCACTGCAACCACAGGCCATGCCGCCATGATACATCTTTAGTTTTTCATCTGCCTCTGGATCATCAACCATAGCTTTTTGAATAGCCTCGCCACGGGCTTTTTCATAAGATGATAGTTCTCCATCGTCATCTAAATCTGCAGCGTCTTCATCTACTTGAAATTTTTTATTAGCCATTTTGTGACCTTCCTCTGTATCGATGCCTTTGCGACCTACCATCAAACCCCCCAGAGCCATTTCAGAAGATGAAAAAAAATTCGCATCTGCGATTTCGGGATAAGTGATCTGTATGTTGTGAGAAAAACGGGTATCTAGAACAGGCTCTTGTCCTTCGTACCCACGGGTGAATGTGTGATTGCCTATGGTAACTGCATCTGGCCCAGTGAAGTCTGTGCCTCTGCCCTCAGTTGTGGAACTGTTTTGAAAAAAGGTTCTTCCCTCGACAGCGTCATCTCCTAACTGAATATAATCTACGAACTCTTGTATTTGATTTTCTAGATCATCCTGTGGCGCAGGAATGCTAGAGAGGGAGCCATAGGTTTCTATAGGCTCAAACTCTGTAGAATTAAGTATTTCATCTACTGTGTCTGGAAACCTGTCTGAAGCTAACCTATTTAAGATTACACCTCTGACCGCATCACGACCTTCCAAACTTTCTCCACGGGCTTCTGCCCATACAATCTTTTCGATTTTTTCGATGTCGGAGTAAGGAAGTTCTGTCATAGGTCTTGCTTGAGGGCGAAGACTACTATCCACTATTCTGAACCTTTTATTACTTCTTCTCTGAGGGTGTTTATTCTACGCAATTCAGCGATTGCGCCTTGTATTTCCAAGATACGATCTGTGTCTTTTTGTAGCTCTAGAAGGTGATGGAAATAAGTAATACGGCTGTTGGCGTATTCTTTCAGCCTATCCATCATGTCTTTGTCGTTAACGAGAGGGAGTAAGCTGCGGTAGGTTTCTTTATTCATTAATTAACGGGGCCTTGAGGTTGTTGTGGTTGGTTCCCCCCGTTGTCTCCTCCACCTGTGCCTGTAAAACCTTCGGCTGTAGGCTCTGGTGCATTGCCTGGAGCTATGTTGCCGCCACCTGTGCCTGTTGGGTCATCTGGTGATGGTGCTCCTTGTACAGGTGCTTGTGGTGGTTGTTCAGGCATCATTGCCTGTATCTCTGCCATCATCTTAGCTTGGATAAGTGCTTCCCGTGGATCGTTAAGAATTTTGTCTTCGTCCAAGTCCATAGAAGCGGCAAGCTCTCGAAGGATGAAGTCGTACTTAACAAACGGAGCCATCTGTTGATTAGCTGTCATCTGCATAAACTGTAGTAAGCGTTGGCTACGGATTTCGTTACGCATCAAGCTTTCCGTGCCACGGGCTTTTACTTCCAAATCTCCTTTGGTGTATTCTTCATCGAAGTTGAATTGCATGTTAAAAGCAAACAACGCCTTGCCCAACGGGGATAATAAGTAGTCATCGATGTTTCTTACCACAGCTTTGATATTTTGCGCTGCGGCTCCCATGAGCATCGACATACCTGAAGCAGTCCGACCTACTCCCATAACACCACCAACACCGTGGCTGTATGACGGGATGCCTGTAGCTTCATCTGATAACTGTCGAGCCTTATCGAACATCATCATTAGTTCGTTAGATACGTTTGGAAACTTAGTGCCGAAGATAGCTTGACCTGGAGCACCTGCTTGTCTCCTAAAGACTTTTCCTGGATACACACTCAGGTCTTGGCCTGGAACTAAATTAGTTTCATCGATCTCTATAAGTAGGTTTCCAGATAAGGCTGAGTTGTCTACACTGAGCCGCATGAAGCCGTTCATAAGAAGCTGCGTGTCTTCCATGTTTTCAGCAACACCCACCCCAAAGAATGAGTATGGATTAGCTTCATATGGAACAGCAGTGTATGGTATGCGAGTTGGGGTAAATGGATTAATAACTAGTCTTAGTATCTGCCCATTAGATACCCAGACATTTACCTGCACTTCATCACGGTCACTTACTTCATCTGGTAAATCTAAGTCAGCTTCCTCCGCTAACTCTGCATCCATAACCCCCCAGTATTCTAGTACTTCAAATCTTTCTGGGCTTTCAGAACTGTTTGCTTCATCCAAAGCATCTTCCCAGTATTCTCTGGAATAAGAGGCCCCATAATCAATAGCTAATTCAATGCTCTCTTCACGGAAGTGTGGGCGTTTTTTCAAAGCTCTCATCTGACTTCGGTTCAGCCTATGTCTTTGAATAGTAAACTCTGCCTCACTCATGTTTCGAGCATCTGGATCAGGATAGAAATCCCATATACTTGTGTATTCTACTTTGGGGATCGTTTCGAAGATAGGATCGTAGTTCCCTTCTTCATCCCAACGAGGGTATTCTTTATCAAAAGCGAACGGCCCTTTTAAAATACCTGTTCCAAATAGACATGTTTCAAATGCTACAGATCGAAGGTGCTTTGATGCATCAGTTTCGTCCAATTGATCATGCATCTTGCGCTCCATCATCAGAGCCGCTTTTTTTGCAGGTTCAAAAGTCACAGAAGACTTCGTAGTACCATCTCCCGACTGTAATTCTTCAGAAATCGGGCTTAATGTGTCTTTAAAAACCCCTAAATCACGATCAAGATCTGGACGTGCAATAGGACGCTTTGGTGTATACTCAACACCTACTTTATCTTGCACTTTTTCTGGTGTTATAGCGTTAGGATCATAATTTACTGCCCCTGCTACGCTATTTGGGTCTTTTCGGGCCTCAATACCAACAGGAAACTTACTTCCTGCAAATAATACGTCTACAACCTGTGCGTAGGCCGCTAAAACCTTTGTTTTTGTGATTTTTACAAAGGCTTGGCTCTTTTCAGTGTCGGTAAACTGAACTTCTGGGCCGTATAAGCCTCTGTAATTGCGATACGCCATTAACCAACGGTCTTCATCGAACAATCTTTGGTCTTTTGATCGTCTAAACTGACTTTCTATAAAAGAAGCAATGCCAGAATACTCAATATTCTCTTCTTCTACATCCCCATTTTCTTCTAAAGCTACAACTTGTTCTGTTTCAGTTGCATCGTCAGGTGACGGGCCAGTAGGTTTATCCATTAACGCCATATTTTAATATCCAAATGTTGAATCTGAAGGTTTCCACCGCTGTATCGGAACGCCTTGGCCCATATCGAAGGGCGAGAAAGCTTTGGGGCGGCTCATAATCCCGTATCTAACGCTATCGTATGTGTGATCTGATGCGTATCTTGGGTCTATATCGTCTGATCCTTTTGGGTCTGACGGTATTACGGGTAAATCTGCTATAATCTGTCGGCATGTATTGAAGAAAATAATACCTGCGGTTTCTGTTACAGGGTCTACCTTTAAAACTTCGTGAAATCTGTTCTTTCCTGATACTCTTGCACCTGCGGTACGATCACTAGGACGCCATCTGCATCCCATAGAGATCATTTCTTCCGCAATAGACGGCCCAATTTGGCCCCGATTGTGCCAACACGATGAATCGAGGACACCGTATTGGATACTTTCGCCCTGCTCCGCTTCCATAACTGCTTGGGCGAGGTCTTTGCCAGTGTGCTTAGAGAGGTAAAGCTCACGGTAGACGTAAAGCGTTTCGTAACTTGGATCAATTGCAAACCAATGAACTGCAGAAAAAGACGAATATCCATAATCGCAACTCCTAAACCTGCGCCAATCGGGGGGTATATCAAATGGTTCGCAGACATGTTCAGACTGTTTAAACTCAGGGAACGCTGCACCGTCTGCTACAGCCCAATCCCCTTCTAGTAATTGCCGCCTTTGCATCTCTGGCAATGCTAAGAGGTTGGCTTCGTACTGCCCGTCCTTCATCAGGTAAGGGTTGTCTTTTAAAGTTGCAGGTATGAACCTGCGGTAGAACAGCGGCTGTCCTTCTTTTTCATGTCCTTGGGGAAACGTAAGTGCATTCCCTGTATCGATGTCCGTTGCTGCAAACTTTATATTGCCTGGGGCAGGATCTACGAACATCTTCTTTACCCATCCATGTCCTCTACCACCTGGGTTTGTTGTAGCCCTTTGGAATAGTGGAAGGGTTGGATCTGTGGAACGCAAACGAGAGCGCATGTAGTTCCAAGCAAATGGCGTTGCGTACTGGGTAAGTTCGTCAAAAGCTATGTAGCTGAAAGACAAACCTTGGTATCGAAGAACATCCTCATCCCGTTCAAGGTAAGTCATCCATAATTTTCCACCGCTAGGAAAGACCCACTGACTTTTCTTTTCTTGCCATTTAGATTCAGGATAAATCTTTGGATATAATTCTTGTGACTTCCAGATTAGTTCCCGTAGTTCGTCATTTGTACGTCTAAGTATAAGACCGCTAAAGTTACTATTATTAAAATAGCGCATTGGATCAGCGAGTAGGGCGAACGATTTTCCAGATCCTGCCGAACCGCCATATAGTACCTCTCGTTCACTAGCTGCTAGGAAGTCTGTCTGTGGCCCTGGATTGGGTTGAAACACAACTTCACGTTCTTGTTGCTCTTGAGTAATAACGCCAAAATCTAGCGTGTCTGAAATGCTCTGGAACTCTTCTTCAGCCTCGACATCCGTGCCTTTGTGTTTTGCAAGCTTGCTTTCCATCATGGTCTTAACACGCTTGCTGTCGGCTATCTTACGTCTTAGTCGGGCCTCTTCCTTTGCATCCTTAGTCTTGGGCTTAGACTTCTTATTCTCTTTCTTCAGAGCTTTCAGCCGTTTACTTTTCGGCCTATGCTCTGCCCAAATGTTTCGTAGACCTTGGTGCGAAAGTGTACGCTCACATTTGTCGTTGAGCCACTCCGTAACCTTTCGTCCACTATACCCTTCATCAAGATGATCCATTGCCTGTTCTACAAACGGAATATAATCTTCATCAGGGATTAACTGTAGAGGATCTTCTTCGGTAGCTTTGTAGGCGTAGGGTATTCTCTGGGTGGCGTTTTTTCTAGTTCTGTTTTTCCAAGTCATCTGCTTTGGGTGGAAGAATGAACATGCCACCACCATTATTGGTGACCTCAATCTTCTCTCTCTTAACTAAGCCTGTACGGTCTAAAACCTCACGGGCTGCGTTGATTGCATTCCTAGCTCCCAATGCTGTCGGATCGTTCAGGACATCTACGAGGCCGTGTGCAGCCTTTGGCGCATTCATAGCCAACATCATCGATGCCCGTTCAATAATCTCTTCACGCAGCGGCCCCGTTACTTCCCCTTGATTTGTACCTTTGCTGTACCCTGCAATATCCATAGCCTTACGAATATTCCCACGGCCCTCGCCCATCAGGGCTTCTAAAAAGGCAGTTTGCTTTTCGGTATATTTCTTGTCAGTCATTATTACCTCAAAAATACAAAACACAGGCCAACGATGCCTGTAGCAATCATCCAAAAAATACGCTCGGCAAAGGCTATCTTCTGACCTCTAACAAGAGCTTGCTTTTCCATCTCATCTAGGCGTTCATCAGATTTTTTCTGGTAGTCTACGATGTTGTCCATACGCTTGAACGCAGTAACCATGCGCTCTTCCATGCGAACCATTTCCACCATTGCATCTGAAAGCTTATCCACTTTAGTCTCAATCCGATCTAGCCTGTCTTCCATACCCAACCCTTTATTTCTTTTTCCAACTCACCCTTTTCGAGGATGTCTTTTTTCGGGTTGCTGCTTTACCTTTGGCAGTTTTGCATTGCGCCATTGTCGGCCTACATGCAGGATAGGAGCCACCACTTTTTCTGGACTTACGTCCACAAGGGCCACCTGTCTTGCAGTTAACCCACCCTTTGCCTTTATTTCGACTGAACCACTTTCGTAGCCCGTCACTAGAACTGCTA